ATTATCGTATTTCCATTAAGTTCTTATTCACACTATCTATCTTATCTGAAAATTCAGAGTATATTGACTTTGTATATTTTAGTATGTCCTCTAAATGGCTATTACTATATATCATCAAGTTCTTAATCTCTAATACTGCTGAATTAGTAGAAGATGAAAACGCAGTAAGGGTTCCTGCACTTGCCATTATTGTTGAGAATATATCCTTTATTTGGTCCCTTGAAATATTACCCGCTGTGATCAATGCAATAAGATTTGTTGACTGTTCGTAAGTTATAGAGGAAGCACCGTTGGCGGATGCGCTTTGCTGTTCATTTTCGCTTCCGAATAGGTTTATCCCTTTGTCAGCTGCCATTCCTTTATACCTACTCATTAAGTCATTGAATGTGCCTTGCTGTCCTAAAATCTGCGATGTCATAGTATCAAGAATATCCACATAATTCTTAAACTTACTGTCAGCCGACATAGACTGATTTTTCATCACATTGAGCATCTTGTTGTTAGCATCCTCTATAATACCACTGAATAGGGTCTGGAAAATCATCTGTTTACCGATGTTCTCCAACATCTTGCTGATACTATCTCCAAACGCTTTTCCTGCGTCTGTTCCATTTTTGAATGCGTCAACAAGAGCATCTGTCATGTTGTTTCCTAAATCACCGAATATACCTGACAAGTAATCTTTCAACTGCTTTGCAGCTTCCTCTGTTTTGTCGTAGAGGTCTATCATGTTTTGCAAAGCTTCTTTACCTTGTCCGTTGAACTCTCGGCTACCAATGATGCTTTCAGCGAGTTTCTTATTGAAATTCCCAGCTGAATCAATTAACTGAGGATAAACATCGAGTATAGAACTGTATAAGTCCCTACCCTTACCCCATCCGAATAGACCTGTCTTCTTGTGACCAGTCTTTATCTGAACATCAGCAAGACCTGAATACGATTTTTGAACATCGGAGTAATCAAATAATTTCTTCCCAAAAAAGATGACCCCTTTTTTGAACTTCCTCTGCTGACTAAAGGAACCTTTTAGCTCGGCATTCAACTTGGAATAAGCTTCTCTTAGTACATCAACAGCGTTTGTTGCTTTCGTGTAATCCAAGTTACCAAATACAGTTGCAGACTGTTCAAAATTCAGCTTTTCTTCAAGCAACGAAAGGTTATATACTCTCTGTTGGGACAAGATGTCCTGCTGTATCTTTTTCAAAGCCTCTGCATGCCTTGCGCTTGCTTGGAATGCCTTTGTGACAAAACCGATAGCTTCACCAGCTGCCGCAGTGATACCACCAACAATCCCTCCTTGTGCAAATCCTTTTCCGATATTCGAGACAGAAGTCATTGCGTCCGAGAGTGTTCCCATAGCGTCTGCCATACCGGTGTTACCTGCTGCATCGAACATATCGGACAACTTACTTGCAATGCCACCTATCATTTCTGCTGTCTCCGCTGCGGATGCGCCAAGCTTCTTTAACTTTGCTTCCGTACTTTCTCCCTTGCCGTCTTTGTTTTTGGTGAATAGATTTTTCAAGTCCTCCGCAAGCTGCTTAAACGGATTTGAGGATTTTGCAGCTTGCTTCAATCGCTCCAACTGCTCCGTGATAGCCTTAATCTGTTCTGGACTTGCTTTCAATGCTTTTAACTGCTCTGTAGAAAATCCAAAGTTAGCAGTTATATCAGATGTCTTTGTATTCTTCAAATAGGACAGAAAGTCACCAGTTTCCGTGATTATTTTTCTGATTTCCTTATCACTCTTATCTGCTGCATCACCAAATAAGTCTATCAATAATGTAGAAGACTCCCGCATTTTAGATATTTCCTCATCATTGACGGACTTAATAGACTCCTTACGTTTCTTTTCAAGTTCTTCAATAGCCTGCTCACGTCCTTTGGTGTTGGCAGGCATAGCTTCCAGGTCCTTGCGCTTTTTGTCGAAATCAGCGTTTATCTGTGTGCGTCTTGCTTCATAATCTTGGAACTCACCGAGTAGCTTCGTGTACAGGTCTTTTTGAGCCTTTGACTTCTGCTTTTCAGCTATCGCATCATATTCAGCAAGCTGTGCATTTTGTGTTGCCGTTAGGTTACTATCCGTAAGGTTGAGGGAGTTTCTGTAATTGTCCTGCTGAACTTTCGTTGCCTTTGGATTCTTATTGAGCCATTTGTTGACCTTGTTATCTTTGAGTGCTTCGATCATATCCTTACGACGTTTATCATTCTCTGCTATCAAACGGTCGTAGTTGAGGTTTATCTGCTCAACTTCTTTCTCGTAACTTTCTTCATCGAGGTCTAAGTTTTGTTGTCGTAGTTCGAGTTCTACTTCCTTGTTCTGGCGTTCAATCTCTTTCTTGTATGCTTCTATCTCTTGTTGACGCTTTGCAATTTCTTCCGCAGTATTGTCTTTGCCGTGTCCTCCTTTACCCCCTTTTCCTGTTCCGCTTACTGCACCTTTCTCTACTTGCTCTGATTGCTTGACTGCGCTTCTTTGCAGATCTTCTCCGTATGCTTCGTCTATAGCTTTTAGCTCTGTGTCAAGTTCTTTTATGGAGGTTTTATATTCTTCTGTAACTCTTCTCTTAAATTGAAGTCGTTTGTCCTTATTGGTTTCAACTCGTTTGTTAATAGCCATACCAGCGGACATAGAAGTTCCGTATGCAAGCGATCGGAATGTACCGCCATTAATCTCTTTATCTTTAGAGAAAGGGTGTAATTTATCTGCTTGTGCTTGTCCTCTTTGGTATTTAATCCTTACTTCCGCCTTCTTCTTTCCTATCTCTTTGATTTGCTCTTTTGCACCCTCTAACTCGTATTTGCGTTGAAGCTGTACGAGGTAATTTTTTAATGCTTGTTCGCTTGCTTTATATTTGCCAGTTGTTTCATCTAACTGTGCATTATAGTTTGGGATGAGGTTATTCAGCTTATTAATGGCTTCTTTACGCTCATCCATAGAAAGCTTGTCATTCTTTGCAGCCGCAACGAGCAAGTCTATGTTTGTTTTCTCTTCCGCAGCCTTTTCCGCAGCCTTTTCAACTATCTTATTCAAACTCTCCTGTGCCTTTGCTGCTGCATCTGTATTTTTCCCGAACAGATAAAAGGCGGCAGCAGCCGAAGTAATTACACTTACTATCAAACCAATGGGATTAGCTTTTGATACTAAGTTAAAAAGAAGCATCGCATCCTTTGCAGTATGAACGCCTTTTGCCAAGGACAGAAAAGCGGTCACAGCACCATAGATAGCCTGCACCTTATGGGCAACGTAAACAGCAAGCAACGCTGCTTTATAAGAACCGTAGGCAACTGCCACCTCCAAAACAACCTTGCCTATTTTTTCCCAGTTTTCAACCAAATAAGATACACTACTAAGTCCTGTGTTAATTACGCCCTCTGATTTCTGACCTATCGCATTAAACATAGTGTCAACTGCATCCTCAATGTTGCTTATCTGACCTGTGATTGTGTGGGACTGCTTCTCCATAAGACCTGCAAACTTTCCTCCTTCTGACGTCATAGAGATGATTGCTTTCTTCATTTCCTCTGATCCGACTTTTCCAGCAGTAACCAATTCACCTACTTTTTCTTTTGCTACCCCGAACTGTTTTGCTAATTCATCTGCAATAGGAATACCTCTTCCTTGAAATTGGCGCAGGTCCATTGTGAACATACGACCCTGGACCATCGTTGTACCATACAAATAAACCAAATCGTTCAAAGGCATAGACAAACCTGCTGCTATGTCACCCAAACGAACGAGTGTATCATTTACATCATCTGCTTGAATACCGTAAGCAAGCAACTGTTTAGCGCCATTTGCGACACCCTGTAAATCAAAAGGTGTAACAGCTGCAGTTTTTACAAGCTGCCCCATGAGTGAATTAGCTTTTTCTGCGCTACCAAGCATAGTTCCAAAAGCAACTTCAAGTTGTTGGAATTGACCTCTAACATTCATAACCTTAGATGCAAATTGCTGTGCAGAAAAAGCACCTAAGGCAGAAACTGCAGCTGATTTAATGCCTGCAAACATCTGTTCTATTCCTTGACCACTTTGCTCTACAACTTGTTGTGTCTGCCTTACGCCTTTCTGTACTCCATGTAAAGCTGACAACATATTTCCGTTATCCCCCGTGATATCAAATTTTAATCCTGCCATGTTCCTTTTTTATTATCGTCTATTTCGTAAAGGTATATCCAATTATTTCCAGTTCATTTCTTGTATGGCACTCATTACTGACTCCATGTTGTTTCCGTCTATAATATCTGATGTGTTATTGATATGTACATCCTTCACTTCTTCGTCTGTTAGGTATAACGAGTTCACTTTATCTTTCAATAAAAGCTGTAAGTTAGTGTAACTTATCTCCCACACTACATAGTCAAAAGTCCACTTGTATCGTTCACAGGCGGCATCTATGAGAGTTCCATATATGGATTTACCACCAAACGTGTATGTGTTATTATTTTTCTTAGCTTTAGCAACTTCTGACATACTTTGCAATTCTTTGTCTATACCGAGATGTTGGATAAAGTTCGTTGTCTTGTCACTGGTAAGGCAAGCAAGGGTTAACGTGGCTATGTCTTCGTTCTCCATTTCTCTGAGAAAGATGTTCTTACGTATAGTAACAATTCTGTTGTTCAGCACATCTTTTTTAGTCTGTAAAGTGTGGTAAGCGAGTAGTAGACAACAATCCTCTTTTTTTGTCTCTACGAGCCTTAATGCTTCTATGTATGGATTAACCCTTAGCAATTCCGTATTCAAGTCAAGATTAGCTATCACCCTATGCTGCAAATACATCTTACCAAGTGTTATTGGGTATAAATAAAAATGCCGACGACCAACGCTGAAACCTTTAGGTCTATCTATGATGGTGTCGGCAATATCTAACTCTAATTGCTTTGTCTTGTCCATAACTTTCTATTTTGTTGCAGGTGGTGGGTTCGAACCACCGTCCTTTACGTTATGAGCGTAACGAGATACCACTTCTCCAACCTGCTATAGTGCCGTCTATCCGGCTGTCATACGTCTTTCCGTATTGTCTGTTATCCTAACTTTTTACCAAGTTCTATTCATCTACATCAGTAAATGCCACGTCCGTATCTTCAAGCGTAGCACCCTCCTTGACAGTTGACAGGTCTTTAGGGATGGTACACCACTTCACGATGTTTCCGCTATCTGCTTTTAATCCATCATGACTGTAGGTGAGCAAACCACCCTCTTCTGTACTGTACTCATCAGAAAGAGATACTACAGTATTTTCCATTCGTGGGCCTGGGACAGTAATGTCCTCTGGCTGTACGAAAACTGCATAGTGGTGAGCTATCACACCGTTGACATCCTTGAAAGGTTTCTTCCTACCTGCAAGTCTACGCAATACATATTCAAGTATATATTTGTTGGCAGAATATTTTACAGCTTCGTTCTCACCACCCTCAATTGGGGCTTCTTTCTTATCGCCCTTTGTAGGGGTAAGTTTTGTCGTGTTCTCTTTTGGGGTTCCAAGCTTTGTCCACTTAGAGTTTTCAGTATCAAGGTCTTTGACAATGATGTTACACTTACCCCATCCAATCGGTTTTCCCATAATTTTTATTCATTTATAATTTGATACAAAAGTTTATTATTTATCACATGTTCGGACGTGGCAGCCGATTCTATTACACGCTGACCGCATTCATAATTCGAGTCTGTAATTGACAGACGGAAATCGTTGCCACGAACATTATCAAACAGGTCGAATGACATCTGACATAACTTTCGCAGTCTTAATGACTTCTCCTCACTTTGACCGTCACGGGTGTCATCAGATACATATATGTTGACATTTACATAAGCTATTTGCTTCTGCTTCGTTTCATTTGCAAGTATTGATATTATTATATCCTCACACCTTGAATCTCTTGGTCTGACTGAGGTTTTCCTCAACTTGCCTGTGACCTCTTTTTTTAGGTCAGACTTATTGATGATACCCCAAACATCGTCCTTTATATCTATATCTGATTTCATGAAAACAATTTGTTTATTTTTTCAATAGCTGCTTTCTTTGCCCTTTTAAGTCTTGCATCTACAATACTTTTTGCCCAGAGTTCAGTTGATGCCAATACATCCTTGTTTTCGAGTGCTTCTACATAGCTTGCATAATTCATCCCTGCAACAACTACCAATGCGTATGCGTTGGAGTATTCGCCCCCAAGCTGACTTATCATCTTCTTACCATCCGAACTTCCCTCGTTTCCGTTACGTACTATTTGGAAAGCGGACTCAATCTGTTTGATTCCATAGTCATAAACAGCATAACCGATTGAGGAACGGAGGTTGCCAGTATGGTCTATCCAACTTTCTTCTTTAGACCTGTCTCTAATTTTAGCAATACACTCCTCACCCAACTTGACAAGATTTTTAGTTATCTCGACTTTCAAGATTTCGAATGATTTGTAGAGTATCCTGTCTACTTCACTTAATGGTGTGGCCATTTGTATTCCCATATCAAATCCAAATCTTACACTGGTGCTGATAGCGGTGAAAACCTAACACTGTAAATACTTTACAATCACAATTACCGAAGAAATTAATGCGAATTTTGTCGTTATACTTAAACTCTCGACAATCATGTGGTAAATTGTATACGGTATATGAATACGGATGTATCGATCCGTCTGGGATAGCAATAGTGTTAGCTTTTCCAGCAGGAACAATGTCGCATTTATAGGCATTTTCAACCCAATAGGTTTGACCTTCATGATAGTCTCCGCTTTCTGGGTCTTCATATCCTTGCGTTACTGCCTGGTAACTGAGATCATGTGCAGCAAAATCAAGTACAGCCATATTGCTCACCGAAATACACCATCGGATTATCAACATCTACTGTTGGTTCACCGATGGACTTATACAATGTGTTTATGCGAACCAAAAGCCGTTTTTTATCCTCATCAGTAAGAGTGCCTACACTCTTATCAGATTCTGAATAATTGACAGCTTGCAGAAGAGAGTAAAGACAGTCCGCAAGCGCACCTTTCCACTCAGGCGATTTTGTTATATCGTATGAGAAATCTAAGTTGCCTGCCAATTGTCGTTCTATGAGTTTATTCTCAATAAAACCAACTGGTATTGGATAGTGGATTTCATCACGGAGCGCTTGCAAAACTGTCTTCATAATTAACCTTGTGCTTGTACGTTAGAGAAAAGAGTAGCCTCGTCAGCATCACTCAAAGCATTGATGGCAGCGATAATGGCATCATCCTTAGAATCTACCCTAATCTTAACGTTAAGTGCCTTCAATTGAGCTACGAGGTCTGCTTTCTTATACTTCTTCCCGTTTACAGTTGTAAACTCATCAGTCGTGTCAGATTTCTCGGCTGTGGTATCAACCTCAGCTGATTTTGTCTCCGAGCAATCAAGAACATAAATCTGGTCTACATCTTCTATTACTGGTAAGACAAGGGACTGACCATTTGTAAACTCCTGTAACGGGTCTGTCTTTGAAAACTTGCTAATCAATTTGTACTGGTCTACGATAGCATACTTGACACCATCAACAGGGTTTGTTGATTCAGCGAGAGAGCCCCATACGAGCGAGCCTACCATATCTGAGCATAAGAATACCATACGTTCAGCATTCCAAGGCTTTTTACTCTTCTGTACACCATTCTTCTCAAAGATAACAGATCGGTCTACTACAACGAGCTTTATATCGAACTCATCCTCGAATGCTTCAGTAAACTTCTTTACTGACGGAACCTTAAGTGTACTACTATCGGTATAAACTTTATCATCAGCATCAGCTACCAACTCACGAGCCCAACGTTCCTTACGGATTTCATTCAACTTAGACTTTGCGAGCATAAGAGTGGTGATGGTGTTGCCATCGGTGTCAGCCTTACTCTTGATGTTCTCTATATCCTCGTAGCTTACATGACCCTTAACGATAGTACCAAATGTATTCTCATCAAGATAGCCGAAGTTAACACGCAAGCCTGTTCCTACGTTATCCTCATCCTCAACAAGAAGAACTCCTTCTGACAGAGCTGTGAGGAAGTTTGCTTCATTCTTCTCGTCAATACCAATTGAACATGCCTCACCATCATTCAGCAACTTGACTAGAATACGCTGTTTCTCAGCTTTTTTCATGTCTTCATTTGTAGCTGTTGCATAGTGAGCCTTCATAATATTGATTGCGTTAATCTCTGTCTCACGCAGAATCTTCTTCATACCTACTTTCGGCAACTTGCCATTGGAAGTAGCGAGTGTTCCACGCTTCTTGATTGGCAACGGAGAGTCCATTGCAACCATGTCGGCAGCTACATAGGTTGTCTTTGCTGACGTTCCCTCCCATTTCTGGTCAGAGCTGTAGACAGGCGTTAACATGGTCTTGTGAAGGTAAGTGCGCTTTGCAGGAGCATCTTTCTCCTTGATATAAAGGTTCAGTTTTGGCCAGATACTGGCAATGAACTGAATAAAAAGTGATTCTTTCATTTCTTAACTCCTTTTTTTAGTCATGTTCAAAAATAAGATTAGGAAGAGCCGTCTTGAGTGCGGTTCTCATTTCTTCTGTGATAGGATATGGCATAGCCTTATCATTCACACGCCCATCATCCATAATTCCAACGAGAGGTTCATTTGCTTGCTTAGAGCAAACAACAACTCCTACATACTCATGCTTTGCAGGAAGAGCCTTATAAGCTCCATCCTGAACAGGCATAGGCATGTAGATACAACCTTTGTTATCTTCGTCAAGCGTGCGTATCACGATGTGTCCAGCCTTGATCACATCCTCTTTGAAGTCTGTCATATCAAGTGTACGACCACCTGTGATACCACCGTTGTACTGACGGATAACAACAGAATCGATACCAGTTACAATATTGGTACGATTTTTTACTAAATCTGCTTTTGCACCCATTTGTACTAAAAATTAAACTTTTGCTTTTTGATGACTAAAGTTCAGCCAGCTCTTTCACATCGTCATCGGACATTATCTCTTCGTCATTCTTACTGCCTCGCTTGTTTGCTTGCCCTGCAAATGCATCAGGAGCACCCAGCTTTTCGAGACCTTGGTTTGCACGTTCTTGGTTTTCTGATTCGAGGTCAGATTCAACCTCCTCAAAGAAATCCTCAAATTCATCATCATCCTTGAATGACATACGGTTGAAGGCTTTGATCGTCCTTTCACCAAACTTGCCTGTACCTTTCAGCAACTTTTCCAATTTGGATTTACGGCTGTTAGCTGTATTCCCACTTTTTAGTGCTGTAATCTCTGACTGCATACCATCGAGCTTATCCATCAACGGTTTCAGTGCCTTGGCAAGCTGGTTTTCGTCACCGCCACCATCCTCGCTCTTTGTCATTTTCTTGGAAGTCTGGCTCCTACGACTATTACGAGTTGCTGGCTCATCGTCGTCATCATTTTCATCGTCATCTTCCTCTTCTACAGGGTGAGCATTCCTGTACGCTTGGACACGGCTATCTGACACCATCTGCGAGAACTGGAGGAAAGGCATGGCGGCATCAATAGCATCGTCTACTGCCTCCTGGATTTCTTCATCTGTAGCATCTTCCTTAATCTCTGAGTCAAGTTTGTCGGCAATCTTGGCAGCAACACCCTTTAACTCTCTACGACTGAACCCAAGCGCCTTAACGTCCTTACTTGTTTTCAGTGCTTCCAACACTTTTCTAAAATGTTTCTTCATTGCGATTTATTTATAAATAAAAATGGTCTGCAATGCGAGTGAACGCAAGCAGACCATAGTCGGTAGAACTACACCGTTTGAGCAATGAAATTACGACCAGTTCTGTTGCGTGCAACTTCACACGCTTTCAAACACAAAGATAGTTAAACTTATTTATATAACAAATAAATTTAAGGAATATTTTTCACTAAATTTCCATATATGAAAAAAGTGGTATGCATCTTACACACATACCACGCCAAAATAAGTACGTTTCTAACCTTATTTTCGTTTGCTTTTCTTTGGTAAAACCCACCCTCGTTGTTTAGCTACCTGCTGACGGCTCCAATATTGTCTTTCCTAAGATATCCTCACCAAGCATCATTGTGTTGATAACATTTGTTGGAGTAGAATAGAAATCTACGTTTTCTGTAAATAAATTCATTGCTCTTGTTATTTAGTGGCAGGGAGGTTAGCCCCACCGTTACATTACTTTTTCAGCCCATTAAGGCACTCAATAAATGCTTTACCAAAGATGATACCTTTGACTATAGCCTCTGCGTCTTGATATGATACATCAAGATAGTTAGACACTTTGCTCACATTGTCATCAAACGATGCCTTATGATCGATTACTCTTATTGCCTCCTCGATAGCGATATTGTTGATCCTGTCCATGCTTGTTGTTCATTGTGGGCAGGTGGTTAACCTGCCAGTTGCCTTATGCGAAATAATAACCTTCAAGGTAATCCTTGTAAATGATTACACCTTCTAACCTCAACTCTTGCATTGCTTCTGTAAATTTGATATCTTTGAAGTCGCAGTGACAAGCCTCGAAGATGTATTTTATCTCGTGATTGCCATTCTTGATGGCACGAATGATACGCTCTTTCAAGACATCTACCATCTTGTTGCGAGATTCAAATAATGAAGACATAGATGGATAACGACCATTAAACTTTGTGTAAGTAATCTGACTTTTCATTGCTCTTTGTTTTAGTTATTGTTTTAATTTTGTACTATAAAGGTAGTGAAAATATACGAAAATACCAAATATAATTCATTGAAAATCAACGTGCTATGTGATTTTTAATGTTAAAGTTTACAAGCAAAACAACAATAAATATAATGTATTCGCAAGCCGAATATAGGTGTGTTTTTCAGTAAAAAATAATTGCTCTTAGTGTGTTTGTGAGAATAGTTACAATAGCATACAGCTACCTTAACTCCCCTTAGTGTGTCTGTAGTGCGTAAATAAGCTTACGCTGACTCGCCATTTGATAGAGTGGAAACAAATCTTTCATTTCGTACACCCTTTCCACATCTTCTGGGTCATACATGACATCAATCAGACTACAGATTGCTTCAAGAAGATAATCCTTTGCAGATGATCTATCTGCTCGTATGTTCTTGATTATTTCGGCAGCATTCTTTGGTATGGATATACTCTCCATTCCAATAACGACATTTTTGCTATTGGGTTGCTTTTCTATCATAACTGTAGGCTGCTTCTTACCAATGGAAGTCTTTGCAACAACCTTACTTCTGATAACAGTGTTTCCTTTCGTCGTTATGCTTTCCTTATTGGAAACCTGGGTGACTTTTTCTTTTGTCAAAGGCTTTCCAAATACAGATATAAGATAACTGTTCAGATGAAAACAGGACTGCGGATAATACTTCTTCCAAAATGATATGACTTCATACACACCTTGAAGGGATAGCATGCAAAACTTACGCTTTTTACCATTCTCTACGAGAACGCATGTCCGCTTCTCGAAGTAATCTACTCCTCGTACAATTCTTGCACTTGTTCCTTTGTCACGACCTTTACCAAAGACAATGTCTGCTACTTCCTTTGCAAGGAACAAAGGATTGTTGGCTGTGCCGTAAGCTGTGAATTGGTGCCCAAGCAATTCCACTTGTTTTAGGACTTTCACTTGTTCTTTCATAGCTGTTTAATTTGAACAATAAAAAACCGCGCTACGAGTTGTTCAAAGTTAAACAGCTAACTTTTGTGGGCGTTTCCGCTTGCACACTCGGCGCGGCATTTATAAAATACCTTTTCTGTCTCGAAAGTTATAGATACAAAAACAGCCGATGTGTAATCGGCGATATTGTATCGCTGTTTTATTTTTGAACAATGCAAAGATAGTGAAAAAGTGCGAATTTACCAAGTTTTTGGGCATGTTTTTTACCAAAATATCAAATAAATTTTTATTCTTTTTCTACATATTTGAATGAAACTTAAAAATTGTTTGTTATCTTTGCATTACTAACCAAATACAAAGAGCAATGGATTTCAAAGACGCAATTTTGCAGCTGTCTGAAAAGATAGTCAAGCAAAAGGAAATGGTGGCAACGGAAGAAGCGACCAAGACTGCATTTATACTACCAATGATTAACGCACTTGGATATGATGTATTCGACCCAACCGAGGTTGTTCCAGAGATGGACTGCGACCTCATAAAGGTGAAAGGGGAAAAGATTGACTACGCCATACTAAAAGACGGAGATCCAATCATGCTAATAGAATGCAAGGACTCAAAACAGGTTTTGGATCTACACTCTACACAACTGCAAAAATACTTCGTTGCAAGCAAGTCACGTTTTGGCGTACTGACGAATGGTATTGAGTGGCGGTTTTACACGGATATAGACAAACAAAACATAATGGACACAAAACCTTTCCTTGTCGTGAGTATGTTGGATTTATCAAATGACGATATTGAGCAGCTTAAAAAGTTCCATAAGGCATATTATAACGAACAGGAAATTATTAGTACTGCCAACGAACTGAAATACATGACAGAGATAAAATCTATCGTACAAAAAGAAATAACAAATCCATCTCCTCTTTTTGTTAAATATTTCGCAAAACAAGTGTGTTCAGGGTGCGTGTGGCAATCTGTGATAGATCAATTTACTCCGTTTGTCAAGCAAGCCTTTTCGAGCGTGATAAATGACATTATACAAGATAGACTGAACTCGGCTATCAAGAATGAAGAACAGAATACAGAAACGCTTGCCATCAACAAAACTGAACGGGATGATAGCGAAATAGTAACTACACAAGAAGAGCTTGATGCTTTTGAAATCGTAAAAGCAATTCTTTCAGAAAAATACGACATCTCGGATATTTACTACAAAGACTTTAAAACGTACTTTTTGGTATACTATGCCAAAGAGCCATATTGGTGGATATGTAGGCTTTCATTGAAACGATACTCTAAATTTATAATTTTTCCAGACAAAGGGCATAGCGGAAACTACGAGAAAGTGGAACTTTCAAGTATAAATGAACTCTACAATCTAAAGGATAAATTATGGGAGGCGATGAGGTTACAGGTAGAAAGGAAAATTGAGTGGTACAATACACACAAATAAATATCAATACAATAAATATATGAAAAAGTATCTTTTCCTTATGCTATTATCACTTACAATATTAGCATGTGGTGGTAGAATTAAACCTTCTCAAGCGGCTGTAAATTATGCGGAAAGCATTTCTGGTACTGACGTATTAAAGGCGGAGATAACAGATACCGGGACACTTATTATCGCTATTGATGCTGTTCCAGGCATGGATTATGACAAGCTTGCAGAATTTTATTTAAACGATGCTTTCAGTCATGGAGCCAATGATATAAAGATGTGCGCTGTTGTAGACTTCTCCACATCAGAGTTTCAAGAGGGAGCTGTTGTTGGTAAGAGATTAGGGAAAGCTTTTAAATAAACTCATTATCACAAAGGCGGTTGTTACACCGCCTTTTACTTCTTAGATAGTTTCCTCCAAAAATCCCTATACTTCATGGCTTGTTGGAGGGTAATTCCGTAAGCATCGCACCACCTTTTCATTGTAACATCATCGCAGTCAAATCCTGCAACACTCCACATAGAACCTGCTTTATGCTTTATCTCTGTTTCTTTACTTACTGTAAATTCAGAGTGCATTTTTGCTGTCAATTCTTCATTTAACTCTTTCATGCTACAAAGATAGTATTATTTCGTCAATCCAATATAATCATGGAGATATTCCATTTGCTGTTTATCATGCAAGTCTATAAATCCTCTCCATTTTACTTTATTACCGAGAAGGAAAGTCTTTCCGCACTCCAAATTTGCGATCTCATTCATACGAATATTTGGTCCAGACATTTTTAATATTTCAGAAACTTCTTCAAAATCATTTTGACTTATTACCCCTTCAGAGAACCTTCTTTGAACAAGGTCTTTGATTTCTGATGTCTTTGCAGAAAAACCGTAACGTCCCCAGCAATATCCTCCTACATCCATATTAGCAAGAACCTCAACCCTATCAATTCCAATACTTTCGTATTCCGAGAACAATTCTTTGAATATCCTTTTTGATATACCCTTTCCTTGCAATACGTCTGGCAATTCAAAAATATCATGTGAAACTGTTTTATTATTTCCAGCATATCTAAACGAGCGAACAAGTTCCACATCTTCACCATCTACTAACCCTTTATAAGTAAACGTCACATTGCCATTTTCGTAGAAAGACACATACTTCCCGCTCCAAAATATTTGATACTCGTCGCCAATTTCTTCCATCAACTTATCAAATCGCTGCATATTAAATCCTTGCAATGCAGAGTTGTTGTATTTATCTATATCAAATCGACTCCAATTTGTTTTGTGCAATTCCTCTACAATATCATCTGTAATGAAGAATTGATTATTCTGTTTCAATTTCTCCTTATAAGATATTGCAGCTTTCTCGACAAGGACTGGATTTTCTTTTATCCAGTATGGCAAAGTCCCTTTCTTACGTGATTCTTCTATACGTTCTGAATTTTTGGAAACCCACTTTCCAAAATTCTTTGGCGGAGCAGTTACGAGATTAGGGCTGTTCTCTCTACTATCTGACCAATACTCATCCTCGCTCATTACTATCGGGACCGTATAGCACAAGCAATTAGGATGCCAACCAACAAACTTAAAATCCTTTGGGTAATCTCCCTGTAAATCATCGCAAATATCCTCTGCTGGGTGTGAACCAGACAACTTAATTTTATATCCGAGAATGAAGTCAAACTGCTGCCAGCGCAATTGTTCTGCCGTTCTGTAAGCAATGTTTATCTCGTTCCTCGCCAACCGAATAGACCGGTACTCACAATCATGACATTTTGTAGCCTTAGCAAATTTTTCTTGGTAGTCCTCCTGTAGCGATGGCCAATCATTAAGATACTTACTAATCCTCTTTGACAGCGTTACTGCACTCATACCCTTTTCTATGGCCGTTGATATCGTTGCCTCGAGCGAATCCTTGTAAACCTGCGACTGGTTCCATAATTTTGCCGATAGGTTCAAGCCTCTTTCTGCTCGCCTTTGAAACGCTTTAAGTTGGTCGCTGTTGGCTTGATAATAGTGCTTAAACTTCTTACCAGCAACCTGTGCACGATAATATTTCAATGCCTTGTCAGCTACAAGATCTTGAAGTAGATTGCTTCTTTTCCATTCTGCGGAAGTTCCAGAATAAATAAGACTTTGCATATCATCTACGAATTGTCGTTGCAATAACTGTAAGTCACGCTTTGTTTCTGGGTAGTCAGCAAAAGAAAATTCTACAGCACCATCATAGCCAACAGACTCAACGATTGATGCTGCCCTTTCGTTAAGTCTGTCATATATCATTCTAACTTGCATCATGTATCCTGCAAGACGCTTACTGAGTTCCTTGTATTCCTTTCTCTTATTCCGAAGTCTTGGCTTTCCCATCTTTCATTATAAACATTTCACAAGCTCTTTGACTTAATAGCACACAGTATTCTTTGTTCGTGTAATGAGGACATCTCCCAAGCGTTGGTTCTCCTTTCAAACTAAGAGTTTCAAACTTTGTATCGATTTCACAGAAGGCGCATTCTCTGCAATGATTGGTAGTTTGTAACTTCTTACTCTTCGCTCTTGCGCACATACACCTTTAAGCGTGATTCAACAACCTTTTCTCCGTCTTTCTGATATACCCGATCTGATATAAGACCATTATTCTCAATAGACTCAAAAATATGGCTGCGATTGTTTCCTTTCTGAATACGCACCATGTCAGCAACGGCTTTTCTGTAAGAGGTTTTTTCTTTACACGAACTTCTGTATTGACGTATGTTCTTCTTGGTGATGGCAACAGCTATTGCTATTTCCTTTGGTTCATAGTCTGGCTTTATTTCGTATGTTGGGCATAGCTTTCCTGCCATTCTAACGAGCAACTTTGCTATTCTTTGTTTCATAAATTTATATGCGTTTGGGTATTATAATTGTAATCTTCCTCTATTCCAAGCTCCTTGCTTTTAGTGCAACGAGAAAAGCCAACATAACTCACTTCAAGACCAGTTCCCTCCTCAAATTCTTTCATTGCGGACGAAATCTTCTGCTCCATTTCCGTTTTCTTTACTTTTACTTCCTCGATGGTCATAATACTTGGTTATCTAAGTTAAATGCAGATGCTCTTTGCGAAGCCTCTATCGATCCTTCTTCTTGTATCTGTTTTAATGTCGCAGCGGGATCAGGACTATCGCCGTATTTTTGTATTGATTCAAGTTGACTCTCAATTGGCTTATTACCATTTGCTTTCATCCTACGGTTTATTTCTGCCAATTCGTCATTCTGAATATATGGTGTAATAATATGTTCGACGTTTACGTTATCTATCTCACTCTCCCATTTTCTGTTCATAATTTTTAGGAAAGCCTTTATAACATTACATTCCCTTTCCAGGAATTCTATCCAGTTACCGGACTCCTCACCGATCTTTAGATGAGCATCAGTGAGAAGTGTCTGTCGAGCATCATAACCGATATTTCCTAAGCTTTTCATGTTATCAAATGATATATCTGGTATCTGGGCTTGCATCCAATACATCTTTTCCATTGTATCTACATGGTATTTCAATGCTTCTATTGACTGCGCCCAAGATACATACCCTACATCGCCGCCGGACTCACAACGCACGATACGCTGAGCTTCGCCCTTATCTTCACGACCTTTCATTCCACCAATTACTTTCAATAGCGGTGCGGAGTTGTACGCAATCACATTTGAATTGCGAGATAGAGAGTATTCAATTTCCTCTCTTATCTTTGATAGACTGTCAAAAACAGGCCTTTCCCTCCATGCGTATGCACCAGGGATCTTCATTAACACAATTTCTTCGCCACTCGCAACATCTCCATCTTCGGTTTCCTGTATAAGAACTGGCTCCCATTTTCCTCCTTCCTGTCCACTTTTCCAGATATAATGCCTGTTTTCTGTATACGTTTCAAAAAAAGAAACATCCTTGGTTTTGACTTTCTTGGTATACTCAAACGACATGGCAAGCATATCGTCCATTTCATTCAACAGTGGATACAGCTTAACGTCGCTCATCGGAGAAAACGTCTTGCACTTCAATTTGTACTCACTTGGAAAACCGTAGAGAGTGTTTGGCTTCTTGACAGCGTACCAAACCGTGAATATCTCACATGAAGCATAGTAAGCGACTGCACGTTTAAGGTTCTCACTGTTGATTCGTACATTTTTATACACAGCCTCTATAGCCTTTGAGATAGATTTACGAGCTTCATTATCCTCAATATTGCTATATACCCGCTTTACTGGTATTGAAAATGTAAACTCTGCCATGCGCTTTACATGGAGTTTCTCTAAACCAATAACTATTCGAGAAGATTTATCTACCTGTCCGTCGCTACGAATTTTATCCTTCAACGTTGTTGTGTCAGATAAAATAGCATGATTCATGGGTTCGTAGTCTTTGCACAGTTTTTCCCATTTTGGCACATTTACAGACTTTTCCTTTAACCTGGAAATTGTCTCAGAAATATTCGTGCTATCAAAATCTATGGAACTAAAATCTGCCATATAATCAAATATTAAGATTACTACCCCACAAAGATAGTTAAATATATTTGAATAATAAACATTATTAACTAAAAATCAGTTTTTAATCTAAAATTGAATATTTATATAGTTAGACTCTTAGTGCACAAATTATTTATAAGAATTTGTCGATTAATAACAGACGTACCTTTTCAATCTCTTTGTTTGTATCAATACCAATGGAACTATAAAACTGATCATGCCCACTTAGGCATTCATAAGCTATTTCAATACTTCTCTTCTCTTCCTTCGTGAATCCGAATCTAAATGCCTTTATTATAGATAGAGCTTCATTAAATTTTCCTGCTTTCAATAAGGATTTTGCCTTTTCCGTTTTATTACACAAACTCATCTTTGAACAGATTGAATATTTATACTTTAGTGTGATTTTCAAGCCAATTGTTTACATTCTTAACAGATCCAGGCAAAGTCCTAACTCTTAAAACAAGCACATCAACAATAACACAAAGTGTTCTATAATCAAAATATTTAGCTTCTTCGTTTGAAGGAATGGTGCCTGTACCAGAGTTAAACTCTCGTTTACTTTGCAAAAGCGACTATTCAAAAGTTCTTATTCAGTAATTGTTTTTATTTCCATGCAGTGATGATTTTATGCTCTATCCATTTCAAAAGCTCTTCTGAAGAATCTGTTATCTTTTTTGGAACCTTTACTTTACGGTTCTTTTTACCAACCACTCGGCAGTAATCTTTGAAAAATACAATCTCAACTGTTTCTTTTTTTGCAAGTTGTTTCAGTTCGTGAAACCTTATTGCTGTGATCGTAGTAGCCGCATAAGCTACTGATGAATTGAGGTAAATTACTATTGATTCCATTGCTCTTAATTTTTAGATGTTATTGTTTTAATTTTGTACTGTAAAGGTAGTGAAAATATACGAAAGTACAAAATATAATTCATTGAAAATCAACACACTATACCACTTTTAACATTAAATTATACAAACGAAAAAGTGTGTCAATTCTCACGAACTAACACACTAAGAGCAATGAAATCGTCAGAAAACCTGAGATTTCGTTACAAAGTTACAAAACATTTCGTAGAATCCAAGCGTCGTTTGTGTAATCTTTTGTGTTTGGATAAAATGTAGATGCGAGTGCATCTGCTCTGTCTGGACTTCGCTTTAGCCTTGATTTTATATTATCTTTTGGCTCAATAATGATACTTCCGCTACTTTGGAATGACCAATGAACTTCTGTTAGTTCGGAATCTAATTCGTCACATGGTGGCAATGCTGGATGGAAACCGTTTTTCGGGTTAAGCCAATCCCTAACAGCCCAATAACAATAAGCTCGCATATTGGCAAACTCATATTGCCCAGTTATATCATGTAAACCTTTTGTGCCTTCTGAAAATTTACAGGAATAAGCGTTATCATAACCTAATTCTACCAGACGAGAATATACTCCTGCCCCTTCCCCAATTGTATCTATCATCACTTTTGCATTTTTCTCACACAGCCACTGTACTGCTACTCCAGCGACCTTCATGTGGTCTGCCTTGCCACCAGACTGGTGGATTTTTATTTCAGATACATAATTTCCGTATCGAGGAACAAAACAACTACTATCTCTACCCATGCCAGCTACGTCTATTCCAACACGTGCATATTTTCTTGAAACGAAATTTTCTGCCTTCAATTTCTTCCATCTTTCATGTGCCAGCTCTAACCATTCAAAAGGTATTAATGTATCTTCAGTTGCTTTAGGAAACAGACCAAGAACTTTTATTCGGAACAGATCATTTGGTCGATAAAAAGCACTTTCAAACACGAAATCTCCTTCTCCGCTGTTAAAATCTTCCTTCTGAATAAGCTCGCACCAATTATGCACCTTATCCTTTACCCATTCATAGTCTACTTGACCTGGTATAACATTTCTTTTCTTTACAACATTTTCAGCATTCAAGGAATTTAACCTGAATTTCTTGAAACGAGCAGACTTCATGGCTTTAGCTGCATACCCTGTGGTAACATTTGGGTTAAATACTAACAGTAGTCGAGAATTTCCTTGCAAGTTACCCTCTATTGCATTAAATGTAGTTTCGCTTACACCTGATGCCTCTGTTACGATGAACATTGTATTTACAGCATGAAAACCTGACCATGCTTCCGTGTTATCGTCAGACGCCTTAAATGCCGTTAGAAACCACTCTGCACTGTTTGTTCTTATTCCATCTGATAACATTCTTCCTGGCAACACTTTCGAATTTCTGAATAATCGTGCTATCTCTGGTATCATGATGTTAATACACTGACGTCCTGTTGGGGCAGTCATCGCTATTTTTGTATTTTCTATAAGTCTATGATTTTTATTCCAACGTGGTGTGAGGTACATAAAGCACATAGCAGCACAAGCGGCTACGAAATCCTTACCACGGCTCGTTCCGCTTGCTACTGCAACCATTTTATTAGTTTGTACTGCGCTAATGATAGCTTGTTGTTCTTCATCAAGATTTACATGCAATACTTCTTTGCAAAATAAGTTCCAGTCTTTTCTCCAAACTTCAAAGCGATTCTGCCAGTTTACCTCAATCTTCATCTATAGGCAAAGATTCCATAAGTTCTTGGAACGCATTAGAATTTACGTCATGTTCCGAACGTTCTACATATCCACGTTTCTTACCTTTAGTTTTTAGGAAGAATATCAAAGAAGTTACATCACCATCATTAATATGCTCCACAAGCTTAGATTCTGCAAAATCCAGTAAAGACTCGTTAGCATCTTCGATCATTTCACACAATTTCTTTGACTTGGCCTTCCTGTTGTAGAATGTCTGTCTTGTTATATTCAGAGCTGCACAAGCAGCAGTGATATTACATCCTTTCTTTTTGTAAACCTCAGCTATTCTTTCTATCGTTATATTGCTTTTCATAGTCTTATAGTTTTGTTGCTGAATTTATAACATTAACCAGTGAATCTTTATATGAAAAACCGGCTTCTTGGTAGCATCGACACCACTTATCGTTAGGGCCTAATGATGGAATAAGATTTACATCTATAACATGCAAATTTCCTTCGTTGTCAGAGCGAAAATCAATTCTTGCATGATGTTTAATACCCAATACAGAGAATACATTTTTAGCCTTTAACTCTAATTCCTTTCTTTTATAATCACAAATCACATTGCCACTAATATCTATAGGATATGATTCTATGTCACCATTCCTATTTACGCAAGCTACTGTATATTCAGGACCAGATAGGTAAAGTTCTATAATCGAATCTTGCTTGCATGTTTTCCTTATCTTTTCTACATGATCTTCAACTTCTTTTTGAGATCTACATACCATGAGAGTAGATACATCACTTTCACTCCCAAAACGAGGCTTTACGAAGTAAATCTTTCCGTTTACCAAACGATTTATAGACACATTCTCTGAAACACATATACCAAAGCGGTGAAGAAACCTACTAACCTTAACCTTATCTTTGGCAAGATAATATGTGTTGTAATTTTCTGCCGTAGTTTTTACATCTTTATTTCGTATAGCATCGATGAGTGGTTCGCTAGCCGTTCTAAGCAACACTATATCGTTTTCTTGGACAAAACTAAGCCTGTCTGTTTCATCTACAACAGCTAGTTGGATATTGCTTTTGCCCAATGCTTCTTCATAAAAACTAAAAGCAGGTGAATTGCACCCTTTCATTTCCTCTTTACTTACTATTGACCAAATCATCTTCTTCCCTTATTTCAATTAAACGTTCCTTTGCCAATTCGAGCAGCTTGGAGAAAGTGATACTTGGGGACTTAATATCATATTGTTTCCCTATCTCTGTCTGTAATTTCAAAAGTAACTTCTCGTTTTTATTTTTATTAGCGAGGATGAGTGCGTCGCTCTTACTTGCTTGTTCACGAATATCTCCATACAATTCGTCCAAGTTCTCAAACGAATCTGGGTATAGAATGACCGAAAAAACAAAATTCTCTTTCAAGGCAAATATGTTGATACCGTCCGAACTTAATGGTGCTATCTCGTCAATATTCACATGGGCGAATTGCTTGAAGTCGACAGACTTGATTTGCTCAAACAGCTTCTTCAAGACACTAATATTATCATGTCCATGTAGAGAGTTGTGAGAAAGTTGTATGGCTATAATCTCATCCTTGCTTAATTCACTCTCCAAACAATACAATATTCCGATTGTCTTGTAATGCAATTTCTTACACGCACGTAACCTATGATGTCCGCTTATCATCACAAAACGACCATTGGATTTCTTATAGCAAGACGGAACGCTGCTCAACCCAGATTTGCCTATGTTGTCGCACAACTGAGCAAAATCCTCTCCTGTCATTTCATTTGCATTCATTTCTGCCTCATCAATGAGGGCTATATCTACCTTCTCGTATTTCCACCTATTTTCTATTTCCATTCTTCAAAAGACTTTGATATTTGTCTATTACTTCCTTATTACTTTTATACTTACCAAGAACACCTTCATAAGCGAGATAAGAAGAAGTACAGTGGTCTTTTACTTTGGTATACACACCTCTGTATTTCATACTTACTGGCTTATGTGTATAAGCACAAGAAATAACTTTCTCTACCAGTTTATTCATCCTTCGACTTAACTCCATCTGTACTGACTCCGTCTGTAAGCAAAATAAAATAAATTTACTCAATCTTGGTACTTCATTATTTGTGCAGAAATCAGTCAATTGGAATAGGTCGTAACCTTTATGTTGTGGAAGCGTAAAGCCAAACCCACCGAGTGTGAACTTGTCGTACATGACTACAAATGCATAAGTGCATTTGCTTACTAAATCTATTTTTTTGATGTATTTCTTCTGCAAGCAATACAGGTAATCCGGAATAACCCTAACAACTTTCAGATTTTTCGGATTATTTATTTCCAAATCGTCTGGAGGTACTATCTCGTTTGCCGCAGTATAGTTTTCTTTATAAGACGTACTTACTTCGCTTCTATTACTTGGCTTGTTGCAATATAAGAACCTACCAGCCGACCGTCTATCTCCTTTAGAAGTATTGAACACTGCCAACTTGTGCATATTTTCTAAATAAGGACTCTCACTAAAAAAGTAGAAGTACGTGTCTTTTGGTAAATTTTCTATTAAGTCGTAATAATCATTACGCGAAATAGAAAAATCAATATTATAATCACTGTTCGCTTGAATAAGTTTGAAAGTACGTGTTTGTTTTTTGTCTTTCCCATAATTGAAGAATATGACCTCTTTGCTATTTATCGCATCTTGTAATGTACCTGTATGAAATTTGCAAGTAGTCAGCATTTTCAATAATTTCTCGTTAGCTCTCTCTATCTTTTCAATAGATTCCTTAGCTTTAATTTTCAATGACTCTATTATTGCATCATTTCTTGCACTCTTACTCATAAAGTACTTCTGTAGACTAGTGGAATACAAAGCCAAAGCAAGTTGCCTTTTTACAGACTTATCATTATAGTCTTCCAGCCAAACTAATTTATCTTTATATGTAAGCGCTGTTTTTCCATTTGCTATCAAATACAACAGATAACAATAAGGGTCTTGGCAATATATAGAAACCGTCAACTTATCAAAGAAGAAAAGTTCATAATAGTACATAAATCCATTGACAATGCAAATTTCTTTATGGCCGTTATTCTCTAATGCTTTATATAAGGCCGATGACTGCTTAGAATTGTATGATAATGGATTTGTTACATAAGTTTGTCTTAAATCATAAGGATTCCCTTGAAATAACAAAGGTATCTTTGCTTTAGGTGTAGGTACAGGAAGATTTACTACTCTTAAAAATTCTTCGTATGATTTTATATTCTTAAAGTCTTCCTCATCGCTATTAATTGCATAATAGAACATTGCGTACGACCCCATAATACAATTACGCATTTCCTCTATATTGTCCGTGGCCTTAAAACACCTAAACTCTACAGTGTCATGAACAAAATACGAGGCAACATTAATGGCATACCTAATATATCCTTTTTTAGAATTATTAGTTAATACGTCTTTTAATTCATATATATCATTTGCTTCTTTTATCTGTAAATACTTACTTTCTGAGATTTTTGGCTTACTCGTCACACACAGTTCATTCCAGTCTTGAAACTGGCAATATCTCTTAAAATAAGGATAACAACAATATTCAAAAAGGACAAGGCGTTTCAGTTGCTTTATATCTAGATCTCCAGCATATATATGCACATGCAGATCAAGGTTCCAAATTATCTTACCTCCACAAGCCATGACCTGTTTAAGAACGCTTTCCAAAAGCGAAATAGACTCTTCATTGTAAATTAATGGCGATGAATTGATTTCACCTCCAAAACGGCTGTCAACGAAAGAATCTGTGTTGTTAATTTTCTCCTCTTCATCCCATTCAAAACCTTGTGGTAACACAATGGCTTGTCTGTCGAAGTTACACATTTCGATCTCAACTCCAAATGTTCGTGTTTTTATGTCGTTTAACACTTCTCCCATCTTTGATATTTAAGGTGTTGAACGTATTGGTAAGCACCAAGTTTTTCTAACGTGCGGCCTTTCACTCTGAAGTCTTCTCCCAAAGCCGCACTTGCAAGACTTATAAGAGCAGAAGTAACTGGAGACATAATGCCTAACCTCAGTGCAATATCCTCCAACATTACAAGCCCTTGTGAAACATCTTCCGTAATGTACCGAGAGTGAATAGATGTCGGACTAATTGCCCTATCTGATGATTCGGAATACTTGAAGAAACTCTCCAATGGGTCTTTGCCAAGAAAACCTCCAGCTTCGTATATGTTTATCTTTCTTCCACCGAGAGCATCAAGGATAAACATTTTTTCCTTGTCCAGCTTCTCCATGATATTCAAGGTCGTCCTATTTTTACGAGAATATGCTTCGCGGTACATACAGAAATTACCATCACTGAACTCTATGCGAGGAATACTCATTATAGCACCAACCGTGTGAAGAACCATATTAGGGTTAAGCAAAGCCGACTCAATAACAGAATAATCGGCAGAGAAACCTTTATAGAGCGATTGAAGTTTATTCATACACTCGTCCTTTCTGTTATCATTAAACACTGACAAAGGACTACGTGTTAGTCTACAACCAACCCTAAATACAACTTCGTTAGCCTTATCCTCCAATTCAACACGCCCCTCCAAGTATGGGCCAGTAGCTTCTGCAATTATAGGAAGTTCCAAACAATACTTCGAGAAGTAGAACGAGGACATATAGCTGCATATCACAAGAACTATTTGCTTACTATTCAAATATTGACTGATTCTCTTAATCAATTCTTCATGGAATGTACTTTGTATGGTAAAAATTACAACTTCAGCATCTAATACCTTTCTAAGATTTTTCGACACGCTTTTTATTGAGGTCTCCGTGTAGATGTTGTTTTCTTTCAGATAGACACGATTGTCGTTTTGCAAAAGCCTGTTGTATATTTCAGAATTTCTTTCTGACGTCTTTATAAGTGATACATCATGACCATTTATTGCCAAGTCTGTGGATATTGCTACTCCTACGTTCCCTGCTCCTATTACTGCTACTTTCATCTTTTTATTATTTGAGCGGAGAGTAGGATTTGCACCCACGACCTCATCCTTGGAAAGGATGCGCTCTACCTATCTGGGCTATCTCCGCATGATTTGAGCGCAAGGACGGATTCGAACCACCAACTTTTGTCTTGGAAGGACAACGCTCTAACCATTGAGCTACTTGCGCTTTTATCGTCTGTCCGAATGTCAAGCGTCTTTCCGCTTTGCCATATCGTATGAGCTTAGAACAAATTACCTTGAACATACTCTGGCTCCTTTTTAGGAACATAGCCAAATTCTTTTATTTCTATTCCAGTCTTTTCTTTTATCCACTCAGCCAAAATATGTCTGTGGCAAAAATCCTCTGGCTTTTCATAACAACAAAGAGCCACATCTTTTCCATTACTTACCGCTTCAACAGCTCTTAAGAACTGATGCATATTCTGATGAGCAAGAACTTCTGATTTGTAACGTCTGATGTATTCTTCTTCTGTCTGATCTTTTGCAAACAATATGCTCTTCGTAGGAGAAACTTGCTTCATACTAATTCCGTAGAACCATTTTGGTGGATATAAAGCTATACCTACAACCTTGATTCCAGCCTGTTGCAATTTCCTGCTATTCCCGAAGTATGACGTATAAATTCTCATATTCTTATTATTGTATGTAAAATTAATAAATTTATTTGAATAACAAATATATTTCCATAAAAATGTTTGAATATTAACTATAATTTAACTTTCGTTACGATGTTCTTTCAAAAGTTCAAACGCTTCGTTTACGTCTTCTGTTAATCTTTTCATCCAAAAAAGACCTCTTCTGTTGTCATCTCTAACAGCAGCGCAAAACATCTGTACTTTCAATTCAAGTTCTTTATCTTTATCCATCCTTGTCCTTACCGTTGTGTTCATATTACTTTATTAAACTTTCTAATTACATCCATATTATCGTTTACCAAACTAACAATCTCTTCATGATACTTTGAATTTTGATTGCAGACACCACGAGATTGAACCAACTCGTAACGTTTCAAATCTACCTCTATGGTTTCCGCACACTCGCCATTTACCTTTGCAGTTAATAAAAGACTATCCAATTTCTTATAATACTCAGCAGCAAACACGCAATGGTGCATTGCCTCTCCCTCCTGCATAACAGATTTAACCGTTGGTAGAACTTTGATAACCACCTTACCATCTGAAAGGACCATACCAATAAAACACTTACGAGCAATTTCGTACTTCTTGGCAGCTTTCCTATCTTCGAGAAGCTTCTTCTGTTCGGAAATCTTTCTTTGTTTCTCATCATATCTATTGAGCCACACTAATGCTTTGTTGTGACCTTCTTTCAAATCAGTAGGGCAAACAAATTTTGGATTGCGTATATCCTTTTGCGAGCGTTCAAGCATATCTATCATATCAAGCCACATGCGTCCATCTGTAACCTTGTATCCATGTCGGAGAACGATCTTTACAGCTGACATCTTTTCTGCATTGTTATAATCTCTATTCCAACCAAAAGCTAAAGCATGAAGTAATGAATACTGCCTGCATTTCCATAATGTTTCAAACATATTGTTCTGTATCAAACCTTCTATAACATCACGAGGTTGTATATTATGAAAACTTCCTTTTAAGCCATTTCGCTTTAGTATAGGCAAAGCAGACGTTATCTTTGATGCCGATATAGGTAACATCTGAGTGTAGTCCTTGTAAGTAGCTGGTATATTCTTTAATGTCAACTTGCTATCCACAATCCAGCTATCCATACGTCCACCCATACAAAACCTGCTCATAGCCTCAAGTTCCATGTGGCCATCAGCATTGAACCATAAACGGACTGGTTCTATCACCTCATAGAGTTGCCTTTGCTTTCGTATCTGAAAGAAACGGCATACCTGCCAATTTTTGACCCGAGAGGAGATAACAAAATATCGGTACATAGCCTTCTCGTAAGTGCGTTCCTTTGCTGTGTAGCAATGGGTAATCCCCCATTTCCTTTGCTTGATTGTAATAGAAGGTAGTGTGGAACTAATGGCAACAATCTCTCTTTGTATCTTACTTCTCGGTTTCATAGGTCGAACAATGATGGTTCTACAACTTTTGATTCAGCCTTTTTCTTAGGCTTCAAACTCTCCCGTTGCTTAGCAAGTTGCTCATTATAGAAATCATTACAAGCCTTATCTTTTAATTCTTGTTTTTCTTTATCTGTGAGTTCTATTGTGTGGTTTACGACAACTCTGCAATTAATCTTCTTACCAGCATCAATATTATCTTCGTCATAGTAGTGAACAGCCATTCCGAATATTTCATCGTCCTCGAACCCGTTACAACCACTCCTTTGAACTTCATTCAGAATATATGTGATACACTCGTCTATACTCTTATTCGGTTTAGCATAGGACTTAGCAAACAACTCGTCTGTCTTTGCACGTACTTCCAAGTAATCTTGGATAGTGCGCTTGAAATTATCTGTTCCTTTCATACCACTTCTATAGAATAGTCCCAAAAATCATTATAACTCAAAACAATTTCCTCGTTGTCGTACATATCAAATACTTTCGCTCTTGCACCTTTTTCATCGGATGCTTGCACCTTTACTTTCCTTTGCAGTGTCTCGGTGACTATTACTTCAAATTCTTTCATTGCTCTAAATATTGTTAATGTGACTTCTCATTTCATCTGCTTCGCAGGCAATACTGTATAATTCTTCGTTTCTACTGCTTAGAATTTGCCCTTCAAAATTACTCACATAAGGAAGTACGCTTATAAAATAATTCTTGCACTTTTCCCAATCTCCAGACGATACTACTACATCATCAGACTTAACGATCCACCATCCTTTTTTAGGTTGACTTATGGACACTTTCTTACCGCAATACTGATTGCTTGACACTATTGCTGTGTATGGTTCTTCACTATGCTGATAGTGATAATCTGAAATCTGATGAAGTAATCTTAGTTTTAACCAAAGACTCTTTATTAATGGCTCTATATCATCAAAACTGAATGACCACATTTGACCACAGCATGAACACTCTACAAGTACTTTCAACTCTGTTGGCTCATTCTTCAATCCTTTCAGATACAATGTATCTCGATGCCCATTGTATCCCATAGAGTAAACTATTCCATCTTTATTAGGGTTGAACTGCTCCATAAGGAACCCATGTGGGCAGCGGATGTTTACAAGCAAGCCCATCCTTGGCTCCTTTAGTTGAACAATTCCAGTTTGTTTCATCCCTGCAATATCTTCTTCACTAAATTTGAACGTGTAGAGTTCGAGCTTGCGAGGAATGTAACCATCTTTTGTTAGAAGCGAAAAATCGTAATCACCAGGCAAAGTGCCATCCTCATCTGGTGTTGGTATTCTCCAATAAAAGTTGTCTGAATTATATGGATATTCCACTTCTTTCCTTTGATCGTAACGACAATAGTACATTGACTTACAGGTTCCAATTTTTATATCTGTACCATCTGCCTTTCTTTTTGCATATTCTCCCATAGTTGTATGATTTATTTGTTTGCTAATTTGGTATCATTAATTCTCCAGTTTACATAATCCAATATGTCTTGATATGCTCTTTTCTGACCTCTTAAGACATCAAGCCTGTCTTCGACTATTTCTACCTCTTCAAGACTTGATGCGAAAAACACGCCATTACTGAGTACATCCATACGACGGTTCAAATCTTTTATTTTTTTTCTTATTGCAGAAATGTTAGGAAAAAATCTACCACTATTTAATTTTTCATACAATGGTTGATAAACTTCTTGGTAGGCTTGTTCGTTTTTTTGACTGTATTTCATTACTCTTATTTTTAGTCTAACCTAACTTTATTGAATATCTTGCGCTTGCCATTAGAAAGCGTCTTTTCCACTTCTTTGGTGTAAACCTTAGAAGTAAACCGAGATAAACAAAGCCCCCTACAATAATAGGCAAACTGTTACTAACTAAACAAATCACAAATGGAGATAATAACAAACTCCCAGTTGTAAAAATTCCGACTCTTTTCATTGCTCTTTTTATTGTTTAATCTATTAAATGTGTATTAGACAGATTCCCATATTCATCAAGTACCCTTGATATTGATTCTATTTCATCATATTCATCATCACCCCACTGGATAGGATAGTCAAGTTTAATTTTTACTCCTTTATTACAGAGTGGACGACCTGGAGACAATCTGTCATAATAATGTACTATACCTATTATCGTCCCTGTTGTTCGTATACCTGTAACCAAGCAAGTAACTCGACTACCGATTAAACTCTCATTTACTTCTGATGTTTTCATTGCTCTTATAATTTATAGGCAGGTGGTTAGGCTGCCTGTTTCCTATTCTATGTAAAATTTCTCATTCTTTGCCGTACAGAAACCATCGGCATAAGTTGATACAAGCTGCTCGCTGTTACTGGAATAAAGAATTGCACCATCTGAAATTCTAACAAATGCCATGCTCATTAAGTAATCTAAGTATGTAACCTTGTAATTGTAATTTTCTAACTCTTCCATTGCTCTTAATTTTTAGATGTTATTGTTTTAATTTTGTACTGTAAAGATAGTGAAAATATACGAAAGTACAAAATATAATTCATTGAAAATCAACGTACTATGCTGTTTTTAGCGTTAAAGTTTGCAAACAGACTATGTAAAGTAAAAGCCCTATTTAGTTCTTCCATTAACTCACAATGCCTTTTAGATTGTTCTTTTGTTGTACATATCTGTTCCATATATCTTTATATTATTCTACGTAATTCGTTTTCTTCTCGCAAAGATCCTTGATTATCAAGAGTTACTTGGTCGTGAATAATTTTACTTTTTATTCTGTAAGACACAGTTTGCCTATTGTCTAATCCTACAATAATTTCTATCCCAACAACCGTACCTACTTTATTGTCATCGTAAATGACTTTGTCTCCGATATTAAAATTAGTCTCTATTCTCATTCCGTATTTATCAATTCTAATACTTTTTCCTTAAACTCTTCTTCGTTATAGCAGAAGTAATAGTCTTCTGCATCATCATCCGTCTTGTTGACTACACCATCATTATAAAACAGATTATCTCTACCATAGGGTGCAATCAATCCATTACACTCATCACATTCAGGGTAGTCTATTGGTTGTAGTCCTACGCTTTTCAACCAATCCCTTAATTCTGCCGTATTTCCGTATATGTATGCTTGCATAACTTATTTCTCTTCTACTTCTAATTCTACTTGTTCCCAACCATTGCAAGCACGCAGAAGTCTTCTCAGCTTTCTAACCTTGTCTGTGTTTGGTTGAGTATTCTTTATGTCTTCTTCAACATAGCTTTTTAACCTGGCGATAAGTTCCAAAACCGTGTACTCTTGACTGCTGTATTCCTCATTCCAATCTGTTTCAGAAGTATCCGTAACCATACATTTCCCAAACTCATCATTCCAATCGTCTTCGAAAGAATAGTCAGTCGTTGACAGGGTTGTTCTTCTGGAAATAGTTTCCGTTACTTCACAATCACGTTCAATGCCAGGAACACTAACTTGATTCCATGGTGCCAATGGGGTGTCTGTTCCAATAGGATAGTCACTGTTGTTGTACATTTTGAAAATCTCCTTTCTTTCTAAATAATTTCATTGCTCTTTTATGTTTTATTTTACCATGTAAAAGTAGTAAAAATGTACGAAAATGCCAAATATAAAACACTGAAAATCAATGCACTATATCATTTTTAGCGTTTTCTTTCAACCATTTTGCTATCGCACTTTCATCATATTCTTTGCTGGTGCCAATTTCTAAAATTACATCACCTATAGATTTTACTTCTCTCATCAGAATGGAGTATTATCCTCTACCTGCGGTTTGTCGTCTAACTCATAAAATTGTGTAAATCTACCATCAAAGCCAACAAGCGCATTACCAGTTCCTACACCACGTCCCTTTGCAAGGATTAGCTTTGCGGTTCCGTGTGTATCTTGGTCGCTGAAATCACCCTCGTATCTAATGGTGTTGTTTGGATATGCCTCAGGGCGGTCTATCAAAACGATGTTATCAGCACTTTCCTCTATCTGCCCTGACCCACGTAACTGGTTAATAGACGGATGGCTGCTACCTCTCGATAACTGAGAAAGTAGGATGACGGCTATTCCGCATTCCTTTGCTATGTTTTTAGCCGATCGAGCCATGTAAGCTAAACTTGCTTCTACGCTATTACCAACCTGTGAATAAATCTGTAAATAGTCTATCACTGCTAACTTTATATTTTTAGTCCTAACAAGAGTTCGAATAGACTTTATCGTGTTGTCAAAAGAAACGGTTGCTCTTTCATCAATATAAATTGGAAGTCCTCCTGTTTCTCCTACGGCTCTATCAAACTGCTGTAATTGATATTCTTCAAGTTTGCAGTTTACTATAACGCTTGAGCTAATACCGGCCTTACCACTGATAGCCCTTGCTGCCAGCTCAGACTTTCCCATTTCGAGAGAATAATAGGCAACACCGTTACCAAGATTTGCAGTATTCATGGCTATATTCATAGCTATAGATGATTTTCCAACTCCAGTAAACGCTGCTATAATTGTCAATGTCGTAGGTCTTAATAGAAAATGCTCATCAAACAACTTAAAACCTGTTACGAGGCTTTTCCGCTTTCCCTTGGCGTTATCGTTAACGATTTCTTTAAGCTCGCCAACTGACTCATCAAATGAATAAATACCACTGTCTGCCATATCGTTCTGTATATCTCCCAATCTACTCATCGTTTCATTAACGACCTCGTCGAAATCCTCGATTGGATCAAGGACTTTTTGTGAAGCTAATTGAAGTTCTACCCAAAGTTTCCTTTGCTTCCACATTCTGCGTAATCGTGAAATGTCCTGGCTAAGTGTATCAACGCTAACGAATTTTACTATTTCCAAAAAACTTAACTCTTCTAAGGGATAAACTATTTCGTGTGTTTTTGCGTAATCAAATAAAGCTTTTACATCCGATACTTTATTCTCAGTAATAACACCTGCTATGCATTGATATATAGCCTTGTTTTTATCTCGGTAGAACATTTCCTCAGTAAGCAAGTCACTATACTCACTAAACTTCGCATTGTAACGCATCAAAGTCGCCAGCACTGCAATTTCTGTATTATCATCATGTGGTTGAACTTGTGCTTCTCCAGTAATCTTCACTTTTTCTTTCTCTTTCATTGCTCTTTATATCTTTTATCAATAGATTCTATTTTTAACTCTTTTTACACCAGTAGTAGCTTTATTTCATTTTTTGGTATAATTACTATCGTTTATAAAGAAAGGCACTTAAATAGCTTTATTTTGCGTTTTACGTTCTTTGATGACCATTTCAATGAACTTGGAAACATAGTCAGAGAACTTTACATCTGTGTACCTGTATTGTTTTCCTTCAATAAGTTTTGCGAGCCTTACTCTCTCATTAAATTTTATTTTTTTTACAAGAAAATAAAAATCTACTGCTAAGTTTGACATGTACTCTAACAGCGGAAACAATTTATCATCAAACTCGAAAAGTTGGATAGGTGTGATTACTTTATCTCCTGTATTCCTGTATTCACAGATAGTAGAGTAAATTTTTGCGTTCCTCTCTTCCATGAACATATCTGCAGTAATACAATAACTACAATCTGCAAACCAATCCGTATCAAACGTATTCAGTAGTGTTCCGATGATGATGTTCTCTATCTCCTGTCTTCTTGTCATTTTCTGAAACTTTCTCCTGTAAACAAAACTGGACGAGTAAGAAACCTAAGTCGGTCAAGTGTTCGCTCTCCGTATTTATCGCATATTTCATCAAGCGTGAGATTTGTTGTAAGAAGTAGCATCTGATGACGTTTCTCGGCAAGGCTTACGACCTCCTCAAACACGTTGTGCGTTTCACCGTAAATCTTCCCTACATCCTCAACCCCAAAGTCGTCTATGAGTATGGAACACTCACAATCTCGTAGAAGTTGGCGCTTGTCGTTTATCTCATATCCATCGAACTTAATTAAATTCTTACGAAGGTAGTATCTGAAAATGTTTGGCATTATCTTTTCGCAGATAAGCGACTTCCCACGACCGCACTGACCGTAACATAACAGCCCTTTGTGTTTATTGTCCGTCAGCCAATCGGATATTTCGTCATACTCTGGAGCCCACTTGGCATCCTCACCAGTGAAGAATTTCAAGCCTCGCATTAACAAACCGTTTGCATCTTCAATGTTTATGTTGAAAATTTCTTTTTTATCAACATCTGCGAATACTGATTGATCTTTTACTTCCATTGCTTTATCTTTTGATTTAGGTATTTCTCGTCTGTATTATCTCGGAGGAATATACCGATTTTACCATTTGACTTTTTTGCTTGGGCAACTAACTCATTGTACTTTGAGCTGATATTAGGAACAGAGAGATTTGATAGCATCCAATTGTCTGTTATCTTATCAAGAAAGACTTGCAATGCATTAAGCAAGTCTTCATCTGACACTGGCATACCTTTATTGGTACGCGAAAATTTTAGTTGATTAAGCAAACGCTTCATTTGAGCACCATCTGCTGCTTTCCAGTAATATTTTTCGCTCGTTTTCTTTTCAAAATACAATTCAAATATTTTACGACCTTTGGTTACAATTGATTGCTCTTTCTTAGGCTTTGTCTTTGGAGCAGTTTTTTTCTCATTTTTCGAATCCAAAGCGCTTGCGCTTAACCCTCCGTTAGGAGATATATTTCTTTTATTTTTTTCTTCTTTACTTCTTATATTCTTTAGTTGTGGCTCATTTGTTGGCTCATTTGTTGGCTCATTTGTTGGCTCATTTGTTGGCTCATTTGTTGGCTCATTTGTTGGCTCATTTGTTTGGTAACAATCGTATTTACAGATAGTTATAACACTATATTTGTTGGTCGATTTTATACTTATAACCCCGCATCTTTCCAACTTTTCTAATTTCCTTCTTATACTTATTTCAGGTATATTTGTTTCTTCTGAAAGCTTTCTTCTACCAGTAACAATTTGCCCTCTTCCGATAATTATTCCTCTCCAGTTTTTATCTTCGATATTTGCCGATAAGAGTAAATGAATAAACAAATGTACAGCCTGGGAATCTGTGTACCATTCCCAATCTTTTAGTTTTCTGTATATTTTGATCCAACCATTCTCCATAATAGATTACCGCTTATCGCTTTTGGTTTCCATTCTTCTTTTCGCAAGATTTTCTAATACACTTTTAGCTTCTGAAAACAAAAACGTGTCATTATTGTAATTTCCGTCAATATGTATATTTTTATCTCGATCTAACAACTTACTAATAATATGTTGGTCGAAACTAACGAAACTTTCATGTGCTATTTTAATTTGCTCTTCGTATGAGAGTGATTTTTCTTGGTCTTTTTTCATCCCAATCTATTTTATCCCAATTTGTAAAAGATAAACCGGCAGGGCGATTGGGAACACCTTTTCAACGAGAGTAGCTAACTCTATCTATCCGGCTTACCATGAAATAATATTATCGCTTGTAAAGATAGTGAATTAAATTAGATTGCTCATAGATTATTCTAATAAAACTCTCTGTATTAATATTTTTTTAGATATTTACTTTAATCCCTTTAAGCGAACTAAGCTTTTTTACTTCTGCTGTGTAGTGCTTAATCATAGCCTCCAGTTCAAAATCTGACCAGTGCTTTGACTGGTGCGACTTTGCTGACAGCAACTCAAATCGTTGCATACCTATTTTACGAATCAAATTGGCTTGGTAGGCAATAAGATGATCTGAGCTAAATCTGTTACAAAATTTACATTCGGCATGGCAATCATCTTCATCAAACCTCACTGACATGTTCCTCCTGCTAAAGAAATGTCCACAATCAGCTTGCTCGAACGGTTTTATCTGACCGCACGAAATACACCTAAAATATCCACTTGGCATGGCATCGCGCAAACGAATATATGCCGAGAATACCTTATCAAGCTTTTTGGTAAGATTAGGTTTGCTTCGTGTAGGTTTCTTTTTATGTGCTTTTTCTTCGTTTTGAGCGTCTTTTGAACTCCTTTTGAAGTAGTATTTGTTTGTCATAAAAATATTGTCTTAAATCGCTTGTTTTCTCCTAATTTTATATCACTCATTTTACTCTCAAAAATAATTTCACACCCTATTGCTGTAGCGACCATAAATTCAGTATAGCAACCCTGTGAGTGATTCCAACCATCCATCATAAAGATGGTGTCGCACTCCGTGAGCAACTGAACATCTCGCTTCATGTGTTGATTAGTAGTGGATTCTTTCGGAAGTCCATTTTCCATAGGATTGACAACATTATATCCAGCAGCTTCAAGCATCACTTGTGCAGACTTAAAACTCTTTATTCTCTCATCAATACACTTTCCACTGATAGGGCCAGACAAATAGCATCGATGTTTTTTATTTTCCACTACTTCCATACCCTCCTATTCCTCTTTCTGTCTTTGATAATTCTTCAACTTCCTCAAATTCTATCTGCGGATAAGGTAAAATAATTAGCTGGGCAAATTGGTCCCCAACATTATACAAGTCGGTGTGTAACATACGTGTCTTCTGAAAGACCGCTGTAACCTCACCCCTATATCCGCTGTCAATAATACCAACTGAGTTCGTTAAAAGCAAGTCTTTCTTCGCATTACTACTCCGTGGGACTACTAAGCCAAAATAGCCTTCTGGTATCTCAAAGGCAATCCCGCAATGGTAGATTATCTTATCACCTTTTTGTTCGATACTCATTGCCGTGAGATCAAGCCCGGCGTCACCGTTTTTGGCATAATGAGGGATAACTGCATCTTCAACTAACTTTTTAATCTTTACTTTCATTTCTAAAACATTCTATTTGTTAATATTTTTCCATTACTTTTTACGCACCATAACTGTGAGTGCGGTTTCTCGACATCAATCTTCAAATCAGACACCTTACCGAAACGCTTATAGTTGCCAGCTAAATCTATAACCCAACCGTCTTTCCCTTTGAATGGACGTATGCTTCTCCCAACAGCCTGATAGTACCATGCCAATGATTTCGTAGGGCGTGCCAATATCACGGTGTCTAAAGCTGGAAAATCGAATCCGACAACGAGGACACCAACATTAGCTACTACCTTTATCTTACCACTTTTGAAATCATTAAGTAGCTGTTCTCGTTCTGCTTTCGGTGTAGCCCCTGTTACGATTGCAGCGGATATTCCTTTTATTTTCAATTTACAGACAAGGTTTTCAGCTTCTTCTATAAACCGAGTGAAAACCAAAACACCTTTACGCGGAACTCCACTTTTGGGCTTCAAAACTCGTAAGGTGGCAGTTGTAAGTTTGTCAAAAAAACCACTTCTCTCATATTCCATTTTCAAAGATTTTTCATCATAGTCTGCTCCTGTGGAATTACTTCTAACATTATCAAGATTAATTGCTGTTAGGTCATAATACTTCAAGTCTGCCAAATATCCTTTTGCAAGCAAGTCAGATGTCTGACATACATACAAGACTTCACTAAATATGCGTGGTCGTGTCCGAGTGAGAAATTTCAACATGGAACCAGCCATGTACGAACTAAAACGATATGGTGTTGCAGTAAGCCCAACAACATGCCTATCCACAGCATTAATAAATTTCTCATACATACCTCCCTTGCTGTTTACTACATGGGCTTCGTCGATAAGGACATATTTGAAATGCTTGAAATCTTCCATGTGATTCATTACACTCCCTATAGTAGCAAAGGTGATTCTGTTAATATCTTTACTTCCAACAGATGCAGAATAACAACCGCAGTCGAGTATTCCGTAACTTTGTAATTTAGCAAAGTTTTGCTGTAATATTTCTTTACTTGGTTGAAAAACTAACAATGGAGAATCAAGCCTTGATGCTATATCTGCTATAATCAAAGATTTTCCTCCACCTGTTGACACAATAATCAAACCATTTGTATTCTTTGAACTCTTAAAAGATTTTATGGCTGCATCTGACGCTTGCTTCTGATAGTCACGAAGTATATATTTCATTGCTCTTTGTGTAAAAAGAGAGGGGGTCAACGAAATAAAGACCCCCTCTGGTGTTACTTAGTCTTCATTGCCAAATGGCAAATCATCATCGTCTTCCTGTATTTCGCATTCGTCCATAGCAGGCTTTTCTACCTCAGGAAATTCAACACCGAATAACTCATTCATTGCTTCTCTATTGGTATCTTCCTGTGACCACAATGTGTTTCTATCCCAGTCAGGGATTCTTTGAGCCTTAACAAGTTTCATCTCTCCATCCACCCATGAGTAGAAGAGGAAATACCCATTTAGCGCAATTCTCACCGTTTCAGTTGATGAGAGTTTGAAGTCTGTGGTTCCCTGCTTCACTCTTGCTGCCAAGTCTGCAATTTCAAGCAAGATAGAGTTATAGGCTTCCTCAGCTGCTTTCTTCATAGCCTTAATTTCTTCCAGCGTTTCCTGCAACTCTTGCTTTCTCTTCGGAAGGTCGTTTTCTTCTTTCAGACAGTACTCCTCACGAATCATTGATACCTCGTGTTTGTCATACTGGCGTGTAGCTAATTCACCTTCGGGGAACAAGCAATTGAACTTTTCCTTAAAAACTTTTAATGCTTCTTTTGACGACTTGGCTCCTTTGAATAGAACCATTACTTCCTTGAATGTTTCTTTAGCTTTATCATCCAATACAAAATCAATCTTTTCTGGACGATAATCCTTTAAATCTGCTATCATAATTTTACTTATTGTTATAAAAATTCTTTGTTATTTTCAATCTGTTGCTGTGCATAAAACAGCATTTCTGACTCGTGAGGGCTGGGCAGGTATAAACCGCATTCTGATGCACTAAAATTTCTAAACCTTTCGATGGCGGTTGTCATTTCACCTTTATCGAGTTCAGTCGTACTTCTGATGTAGGTTACCTGCTGCCCTCGCTTGTTCGTTCTTGTTCTCTCGAATATATCCTTGTTACATTTCCTCTTAAAGAAGTCATATTTCACCTGTTCTATGGTCATTCCAAACTCTGAACCGAAGTAACCCAACAACACGTGGCAATATGAATTTTGTGCTAAAGATCTTGTAGTGAGTTTATTCTTCAACTCGACGTATGCTTTCTTGCGCACCATTTCGTTACACTTCTCCTTGAAGTTCTGCAAGTCATATTCATTCGAAAGATTATACAGAGCCATTGCCTACAATCTTATAGTTTGCGAAATGCACTGGTCTGCCAGTGATACGGCTAACAGACTCCTTTGTTTCTGTGATGATGTGATAGCCCTCACTTCTAAGGTCGGCTATTCTGGCTCCCAAACGGTAAATTCCATAATCTCGTAACGCTGTAAGTGGCTCTATACTACCAAACTTTTTCAGATGTTGGAGCACGACTGTTTTCTGTGTTATTTTTTCTTCTTTCATACATTAAAAAGGTAAATCATCTTCATTTTTAGGAACACTACCATCATCAACTTTCGGTGGGAATGGTTGTTCATTTTGACCACTTGTAGTCTGCTGTGTGCTTAGTGGTATAAAATTGTTGTCTTGGCTTACGTTAGACTGCTGATAACTGCCGTTTGGACGCTGATAAGGTTCTATTTTATATCCGTTTACTGACGTAAAATAAGTAATCTTGCCATCTTTGTCAAATGGTCTTCCATTCAGAGCAAAGGAAATTGTAACTAAATCACCAACCTTGAAATTATCCAATTCATTGACTCTATTTCCTACGAAGTCAAATGCTGGGTAATTCTCAAACTTTTGACCTGTCATAGGGTCGTAGTGTGATGCGTCAAGGACTATTTTGCGCTTTGAGAACGTGCTACCACTCCTTGTTGGAATGGTAACAACATTATCTATAATCAATACTTTTCCGCTAATTTGGTTTGCCATGATTATTATTCGTTAAAAATTTTCTTATTTGTTATCAAATTTCTATTCTCTTCAAGGAACTCGCAAAAACGTTCGCAAATGTCTTTCAGCATGACTTTACTTTTTTCGTGGTCATACTGGTAAACCTCTGGATACTGAACTCCAGTAATTAATGGTGTCCTACTTGTTCCACCTTTCAAAGCGTATGCGGTAAACTCAAATGAAGTTACATCGGTACACATCCCACTTTCTATGAGAGTATAAGGGTATGCGTGCCTTTGCCAATATTTAGCATATTTACCAAACTCATAGCGAGAAGTAGTTTTCAGATCATAAACCTTGTTTTCTCTCAACTCGTCAATGTAGCCGTACAACTCTACCTCTCCATACTTTGTTCCCAATGTGGCAGAGGTGAATACTTGGCTTAACGAGCCTTTGAAATACTCGGCAATGGATTTGCAGAAATCAATATCGAAATAGAAATCAAATCCATCTAAACCTGCATAGATGCACGGTTTCTTAACGTGTTCAAACCAATAGTCGTAGTAGATTGGCTTACCAACCTCGTCGGTACATCCAAATTCTTTTTTAACATCAAAGCCTTTGAGCGACTTGATGACGATGTCCTCGTTATCGCTTTTACGCTTGTGAATAAGACAATCAACGATTTCGTTCAAAGCCGTGCCTTTCGATGCAGCCACTGACGGTTCATGTGGTACTCGGTTAATAGCATCTAACAACTCCTGTTTCAGAAGCGCATCCACTTCTTCTTGTGAGAAGTGGAGCGTTTCATCTGCTTCGTTGTAGTTTTTATGCCATTTACCTTGCTCATCTTGATAGAAGTAATCCTCTACCTGCGTATCTAAATACGACTGAAAACGATCAAGCAAAGTAGGATAAAATCTATACTTAAGCATACTTCTTTGTTTTTTTGTCAAACTTTAATCCCAACTTGTCACACTTTTCCTTGACAAGCATACCGACTTTAATCTTACTGTCCCAAATCTGTTTGGTTTCTGCAAAAGCCTTACAGAAGTCATTGGCAGTACTTGCATCTACAATAGCTTCAACATCTTCCTTTGCTGCATCTATCAGCTCATCATACTCCTTGCGTGTTTCACGCTCGTTCTTCAAATAATCGTGGTAACTTGTAAAAATATTTGAAAGGAATTTATTCTCACCTGTAACAGCACCTTTCTCGTTAATGATTGTAGGTACCTCCATAGCGTTAGGCAGATTACAAGTATTCTTGGTGTACGCTTTTTCGTTCACACCCCAATATACATAGCGTTTTTGACCATAAGCTTGCATGTACCCCACCAAATCCAATTCTTTAATAAGGTCACCGACAGAACTCCCTCCCATTTCTGGTCGGACGATTTTCTGTTCTCCATCCTTATCCTCTCGCTCGTGAGCAATAAAGACGAGATTCTTTCCCATCATACTAACCTGCTTCAAGAAGTTGATAAACATGTTCTTTCTTGCGCCGAATCCTTGCAAAGAAAGACTTCCATCACGCTTAGCCAATTTTGGCTCATTCTTGATGATGTAAGCTGACATGAAGTCCAATGCCTTTCCTGCTGTATCTATGACGATTGTCTTATATTCTGACAAATCCTCGTTGAGCGCAGCGATAACATCGTCCCATTTTTCAACTTGCAAAGTTGGTACCTGGAAAGCTCCATTTACCCTTTGAACTCCACCATCGAAATCCAATAATACAGGACTTGGTGCTGAAAGGCCGAGTGTACTTTTTCCCATACCAGGGGCACCGTAAACTAACACTTTAATTGTGGAGTTAATAGCCAACTCCGAAGGCTTCTTAAACAAACTTGCCATTGCTCTTAGTGTGTTAAATTGTTAAACATATTATTACTTTCTGCATATCTGATAAATTCAGATTTTTCGTGTATTCCTAATTTTAGATAAACCGATTTAATGTGGTTCTTTACCGTGTTCGGTGATATATAGAGCTGTTCTGCGACTTCGTCTTTACTTAACCCTTGATAGATTAGTTTCATAACCCTAAGTTCTGCATCAGACAGCTTTGAATTAAACTTTGGACAACAGATAATTCCTTCATATTTACATTCACCACGTAGCGGGCATTCTACTTTCTCAAAGTTAAACCTGCCTGATCTGTCAATATCTGATTTAGTACCGTCCAGCTTTCCGAAGTTGCATTTACAAAATCTCCTTACTATTAAATACTGAAAATATGGTACATTCAAGGAACTATTCTGATACTCATTCACAAGAGCCTTATATGCCACAGGATAACATTCTCTTATATCACACAAAACAGACTTGATGAGTTCCGTTTGATTTTCATCTACAACCTGGTTTTTACCATTATCATATTTACACCAAAGTTCGCCCTCAAAAATATAAAACTCTAATCCTCCCATAGCTCATTTTCTGGTATTCCTGTTATGTCCGTTAAGGCCATAATATGTTTTTCATTTGCCGGCTTTATTCCATAGAAGATCCAATTCCTAACCGTAGAAGATGTAACGCCAGTTCTTGACGCAACCTTATTAATGAAATCTGTCTTTGGACACGATGCGTCTGGAAGACTCTCATAATAGCCCCGTAGGGTTATTTTTTTATTGTTTTTTGTCATACCTTTAATTTATTGCAATACTTTTATTATATTTGCATTGTTATGTTTAATATAGTAATGCAAAGGTAATAAATAAATTTAGATTAATCTTAGATTACTCTACGTTTTATCTTTGTTTTAAATTTTTTTAAGATATGGTAGTTGTGCAAAAAAAAATACAAAATGATGTACAAAAAAGACTAAACGAATTTATTGTATATCTTGGTATAAGCCCAGCCGAGTTTGAAAAGACTACAGGTCTTGGTAACGGGTTTACTCAAAAAACAAATGAACGGATGCGCAATAGTTCTAAAAACCTTATATCTAAATTTTATCCTGAACTTAACATGAAATGGCTTATTAATGGACAGGGAGAAATGCTGAACAAAAACTATACAACATATACATCTCATAGTAACCATGAAGCTACAACAGACGCCACGACTATAAATAAAAATCCAGCAGTTCAAAATAAAAAGAAAATACCATTATATGATGCACTTACTATAGGAGGAACGAACGAACTAGTAGCAAGCTTAGAGAGTTCAACCGTATCTCGTCATATAGATACTGGTGACTGGTTTAAGGAAGCTACCTCTGCAATCCGACATTATGGAAATAGTATGGTTGAATACCCAAACGGATCAATCCTTGCACTAAAAAGGGTTAATGACGCAAGTCTTATAATTTGGGGTAGAAATTATTGTATAGAAACTACAGAATTCAGAATAACAAAAAGACTTCAAGAAGGTGGTGATGATTATATAATGGCATATAGTTCGAACAAAGAAACATATCCAGACGGAACTCTTGTAAACCCACCTATTAAAATTCCTAAAGAATCAATAAGACATATAGACTTAGTACTTGGATACGTGGCGAGGGAATATAGCGATGACCAACTTTAATTCTTACTGTCTTACATAAAATTACGATATACTAAATACAATAATTGGAAATGCGCACAAACTCACCTGAGGCTATTGCCATAACAAAGCGTTTTTTCCTTGCTATCGATTACCTAATTGCGACAAGGAAGATACGTGGGCTTAATACTTTTGCCAAAAAGCATAATATAAATTACTGGAATTTGTGCACGATACGTGACGAACCTGAAAAAAGAGTCTTAAAAGTTGAATATGTAGCATATATTGTCAGTGACTTTAATGTTTGTCCAGAATACATATTGTTTGGATATGGATCTATTCTAAAAGAGGATTCTATTGTATGTGATACAAAGGGACCTTGATTAACATTTAGTGTCAACGGGATATCGTTAAGAGTTACTTGCTACAAGCATACTGTCTTATTATTTTCTTCGCCTTGTTATACAGCACATTCGACGCATCATCGCACACCGTTCCCCATGTAGCTCTATTTAGGTAGCCAGAGTGCTGGCGAATGTATTCCATCTTTGCCTTGACCATATCTATGAGCTGCTTCATGTCGTTGAACCGCTCATAGTTGAGCGTTTTGTCTTTCCTGTGTAGCGTGTCGTTCATGTCAATGAGACAGCAGTTGATGACATCGCACGCCATGAACAACGCTATCTCTGCCGTCCGCAAAAACTCCTCGTCCTCTTTGTCCAAATCCACGTCCTCTAAATGCAGATTTGACGCTTCGTCTTCAGCCATTTGCATATATCCGTAGATAGCCCTTGTGTGCAATTCCTCTATCTCTTTACCAATGTCTAAGGCTTGCGCAATCATCCCCCTTGCTGTCAGCATTTGCTGTTTGATACGCATCTTCCTTATCTTAGGATGTTGATTGAATTGTTCGTCTATCTTTGCCAGCAAATCGGTTGGTATGTCTCTTACTTTCAGTTGGTTCATCGTTATTTGTCTTTAATCTTTCCTTCCATTATTGTTTTCAGTTCCTTTGCACTTGCATGAGGATGCTCTTTCAAAATAGCGATAAATCGGTCACGCTTGAGTTTCCTGTAATACTTGATGAAGTCC